ATTTTATTTTTAATGATTTCAGCACTTTTCTCATAAGGGAACCTATAAAAAGTTTTTAATATTAGAAAGACATCTTTTTTACCCTCAAATCCTTTTAAATAAGCCTCTAGTAAAGCTTCAGGGTTCTTTCTCTCTGTCCAATCAAAATTAGCTCCAAAAATAAAATTATTATTTTTTAAAGAAGATAAATTCGGAAACGTTTTTAATCCTGGTTTGAATTTATTAATATCTACTCCATGAGGAACAATATGAATAGGAATATTTATATTAGAACTTAAAAAAGTCTCATAATTAAATTTTGAATAAGTAATAACATAATCCATAGCTCTAATAGGAACTAACCAAAAATCCGGTACTCTGTCAGTTTCAAAAGTAGTAATACAAAGATGAATTTTTATACGTGGTGCAATAAAATAATTTTCCGGAGTAACATTGAACGCAAGAACACTTTTGTTTCCGTTTTCACTAAATGATCTTTCAATCATTTTCTTTAAAACAACAGCAATATCTTTATCAATCTCCGGTGTTGAACCATTCCAAAAAACCTTATTTATCAATTTAAGATTTACCCCAAGCTTATCTAACGCAAAAAGATAATTCCTCGTAGCTTCTCCATAACCGCTTGGATCTAAAGCTGCACCCATCCAGATTACATTATAATCTAACATCAAACTTCCTCCATTTTTACTTCAGCCAATTTTCTTTCTTTAATAGATACTTCATACTGTAAAATATCGTCTATTAATTCTTCCCATTGTTTGTTAATATGCCTCCAATCATATCGTAAAGCTCTTTCCCTACCAGCCTTCGATAAAATTTCTCTGGCTTTTATTCCGGTAATTAATTTGTCCTTATTATAACCCGGATATTCAATATCTAAATATTTTCCCCATTTCTTCAAAAATAGGCTCTTATCGTCATAATACAATTTATCAAATCTCATACAATAATCATATAAATCTACTACTGCTCTTTCCACACTTGTCCCGGTTTCGGTAATAAATTCAGAAACTTTAATAAGTTCGGCAACATTCTCACATATATCAACATGCCCTGAGTAATTAGTTGCGATAGTAGGAATCCCACAAGCCAGACCTTCCAAAACAGAATAACCAAACCCTTCTCCCCCCGTAGGTAAAGTATTAATATCAAAAATATTATAAATTTTTACTAATGTTGTTGTATCAACTCCTTTCCCTATTTCGAGTCCTTTAGGATAAGCAACTCTTCCTTTAAGTTCAAATCTGTCTACAAGTTCCGGAATATTCCAACCAAAATCTACTAATGCCATGTGTAAATATAAACGTACTTCATCTTTACCCGGGAAAAATATTATATTTGAATTTTTACATCTTGGGCAAGTATCAATTTTTAATTCCCAAAAAATCTCTCCACATTGCTGACATACAGAGCATTTACTAATAAACAATTTAAAAGCTTTAATAAGACGAGGAATCATCTTTCTAGGTTGATTTCTTGAAACAAATCCAATAACAAAATTATTCTCCCCTAAAACTTTATTTTTAAAGTCTTTTATTTGTGAACGGGGTAAGGGTTTAAATACATTAGTATCTATCCCATGTGGAATCCAGCACATTTTATCTTTTAAATGAGGATGACGAGCTATTATTGTTTCATAACCGAATCTACCATAAGTTACAAGTTTATCAACGGTTTTAAAAATTTTACCAACCTCTTTACGAGCAGGAATACCATCTACAGGTAAATAAGATATTACTTTAAAATTCCTGTTATTATACATAACAATATGATCCTGCATCCAATCATCACCAATAGCTAAAACTAAATCAGGTTTATAATTATTTACAACTTCAGGGAATGTTATTTTAGAATATTTGTCTTTTTCCGCAATTTGAACATTTTCTGTTTTAGTAGGATAAATCTCAAAAGGAACAATAATCTCTGTAGGTCGGTGAAACCATCCTATAGCTTTGACTTCATACTTGTCTGTGTTGTATAAATAATTCCCAATATTTCGTGCAACTTTAGCAAATCCTGTATGTAATACAGGGCTATCAGAAACAATAAGAATACGAGGTTTATGACTCCAAGTCATTTTTTCTTTCCTTTCTTACTTTCTTTCTTTTTAATTGGTCTTACCATTAAAAACGGATTAGTTTTTTTCTTCTTAATAACTTTTTGCAAGTCCGCTTTTGCTTCTAAATTACCTCTAACTAATTTTTCAAGATCTCCGGGTCTAATTAATTCTAAAGCCTGTTCTGTTAGTCTGTGTTTCATAATTATTTTTTTTACATCAGTAGGTTCACAGGTTGTAATAGAATTACTTTGAATTGCTATTTTCCTTGAAACATTATTGAGTTCTATATTCCTTTTGTTTTTCATTCTTAGTAAACCAAGAACCATTTTATTTAAAAATTTTTTCTCTTGTTCTAAAACACTCACACTATCATAAATGTAAGTATATGCATTTAACAATTCATCTTCCGAATCAAATTTCCTTTGTGGTGTTCCATCCATGTTGACTAACGGAGTTTTAAATACAGCTATTAATTCAAGTAAACGTTTATATTCTTGACACTGAGTCTTATAAGGACAAAAATAACAAAGAGAATTTAATCTAGGTTTAGGATCATTATCATTTAATATTCGATGATAAAGACTATCAATATATTCTTTGTATTCCAAAGCCCTTTTCTTAGAGATGGTTATAAGTCTTTCTTCGCCAGAAGCAATATAATCATACCTTACTTTAACATGTTTTATCCCTTTAAACTTATCTGATAAATAAATCCATAAAGCATACAAATTAGTTTGATTAGCTTCCCTTAATTCATCTACTGTTGGAACAAAACCACCAGTCTTATAGTCTATAATAAGAATAGTATCGTCATTAAATAAATCCATTCTGTCTATATAACCATGAAAAGCAGAACCACTTTCTAAAAAAAACTCAAAACCTATTTCCGCACCTATAATAGCTAATTCTTCTTTCGGATGAGTACCAACATAATCAAAAAACATTTTCTTTGCATTAGAAAAAGAATTAAAACCAGAACAAAAATCTGTTTTGATAGCTCTTTCCCATGCTTCTTCAGGTAATAAATTATTATCAGGACAATAATATAATTCTAAAGCTTTATGAGCTAACTTACCTTCATTAATAGCATCTGTAAGAGCTTTTTTATAACCGAGCTCGTATCGAGCGTAGTACTGTAAAGTACAACGCTCGTATACGTGAGCCCATGAAGCACTTAAAAAATCACAATGCATATATACACCATACTTTAAGAACGAATTTCATCATCCATAATTTCATTATTAAAACCAAGATCCTCGGATTGCTGTACAGGCTGTTGTACAGATTCCTGAACCGACTGTTGAACAGGTTGCTGAACAGGTTGCTGAACTGGTTGTTGTGGTTGTACCACTGGTTGCTGTATTGGTATTTGCTGCTGTACAGGCGCTTGTTGAGGTTGAGAATACACAGGTTGATTATATTGAGATTGTATAGGTTGCTGAGGTTGCATAGGCTGTTGAGGAACTCCAGTAGTTCTCTGATAACCATTAGAAGGTACTTTAGTATTACTAAGAATATCCATTTTATTAATAACGAAATCATTAGTAAACTTTTTATTACCGTCTCTCCCAGTAAAACTCCTACGTTGATATTCACACAATACATTTACAATTGTATTCTCAGCTATTTGAGAAGCCCATTGAGCCGCTTGTTGGCCAAAAGCCTTCACAAAAACAGTAGAAGTTATATTTTGAACTTCACCATTCCGTTTCCTAATCTGCTTAGGAATACGAATCCCTAAATTAAGAATAGGCATTCCACTCTGAGTATAAGTTAACTCGGGTTTTGATACATAACCACAAAAGATACAACAGTTTTTAAACTTGATTTGATTAACCATTTTTTTTACTGCTACGCACTTTGTAGAGGAACTACTCAGTGCTTCCTGCTTCATCATGGGTTAGACAGCCCACTCCACAGGCTAATACGACATAGCTAGCCGCTTTAATTAACTTTTTTAGCATTTCTTAAAATTGTTAAAAATTCTTGCTTATTTCTACACTCTCCGGCATCCTGGCCCAGCGGGAAATAAACCCTATATACAGTAACATACCTCTTTAATTCTTCAACTATTTTATCACCTCCTTTCTGTCCACTTTTATCATTGTCAACCGCTATTGCCACTGTATGAACCAACCTCAATATTTTATTTCTTTGCACAAGGGTTAAATCTTTCCCCATAATCGCGATAGTATTTTTAATACCAAAATCCCATGCTCTCCATAAATCTGTAAAACCTTCAAATAAAATTAAAGATCTCTTCTTTTCTATATAAGGTAACGTAACATTTAAACCGTACAATACAGTTTCCTTATCTGAGCCAGGAATAATCTTATACTTACATTTACATTCAACATTTTCTTTAATAATTCTTCCTGATAATCCTACTAATTTTCCAGTTTCATCTCTTATTGGAATAGTCATTCTGGCTGGGAATTCATCATACCTCCATGGACTATCATGTGGAGGAGCAAATCCAACTTCAAATAAATTTAATACCTCTTCAGTATAACCTCTGTTCTTAAAATAGGAATTCCTCCTTTTTACACATTTCTTAACAAAATCATCATTTATTTCAATTGGTAGTTCTTTCTGTCTTTTTGATTTAACTCTACTCGCTTCTACTTCTCGATTAAACTTTATGATTTCTTTTTTCAATTTTAAAGCTTCATCAGTATTATTAATATAACACGAAAAATCAAAAATGCCAACCAAATTACACAAAAAAAACAAAGATTCTTTAAAAGAACAATTCTTCATCTTCATTATAAAATCAAACAAATCTCCTGAATCTCCACATTTGGTTCTACAACGCCACCTTATTTCAGGATTATCCCCATATTCATAATCCAAAGAAAAAGCAGTAGGGTTATCACCACCATGTAAAGGACAACAAGCTCTTATCTGATAACCATTATCACGATAAATCTTAATATTGAAAATATCACATAATTCCCTAATATCTATACTATTATAGATATCCTTTTTTAAAGATTGTGTTAATCTAATCGGTTCATTCATTTAAAAATTTCCTCGATATTAACAGATTCTTCAACAGAATTTTCTTTTTGTTTTTTCTTCAATTCATCCAAATCAGTATACGGTTTTTCAGTATAAGTTAAAACATTCCCATTAAAATCAAGACAAATTCCTTCAAGGCAAACCGGGCCCTTTCTTTGATCTAACACATGAATCATCTGATTAAAAAACAATTCCGGAGGTAAATCTTTTGCCAACTCTTTTTCTTGTAAATTTAAACGTCTTAGCCACATTAAACAAGTACAAAACCTCAATAATCTATCCGAATCAGCTAAAAAATTTTGCGCATGAAGAGCACTCTTTAAACCTACATCCTGTTGATTACCTTCTCTATTTGCTTGTGCTCCGGCAATCAACGGAACATCAAGTTGAGATATTACATCATTTAATTTTGTAGCTATAAATCCTAATTCTTGATATTCCTTAACACTTTTTAAATCACCTTTATCAGGAATTTTTAACCAATCATAAATAATTAAACAATCTCTGGTTCTTTCTATCCCATCAACTTTTTCGGTTCCTACATATCTCATCTGAAATTGTTTTATTTTACCAATAATACTATCAATCCCCCATCCTTTGGCAGCAATATAATGTATAGGTAATTCTTGTAATAATTTCGCTATATTATATAATGTTTCTTTTTGTTGTTCACTATCAAGATATTTCCCTTCTAAAATATCCCATTCTTTAATTCCTGACATCTTAGCAAGTGCCCTGGAACGCTGTTCATCTTCTGTCATTTCAGTGTCTAAATATAATACCGGAATATTCTGAGCAGCTACGTCAATAGCTATATTCAATAAAAAAGTAGATTTCCCAACTTTTGGTCTGGCAAATAAAATAATAAACTGTTTACGTCTTATTTTATTCAATACATTCATCAATTGGGGTAGAAAAGTTATATTAACACCAAAAGAAATTTTACCTTCATAAACTAATTCACATTCTCTAAGAAAATCCATTATTCCATCACCAAGACACTTAATTTCATTATCAATAGAATATCTATTTAATGATGAATAATTAGTTTGAATTTCATTTAATATTTCATCAGGCTCTTTGTTATGAGAACTAAATAATAATTCCTGAATATGAATGGTTTTTCTATAAGCCTGAACTTTCAAACTACAACATAACAAGGTATCAATATAATTATGAAAAGAATCAAAACTAATACCCTGAAAATTAGCTATATTTTGTAAATATTCTAGTCCTCCTACCTTTTCTTCAAAAGCATCTTTCTTACCCAGCCGATTAGCTTCAGAAAGTAATATGGAAATATCAAACGAAAACTTCTTATTATGAGCCTCAAGTCTTTTTTTTAAATGTAAAATAATGTTATATAGATATCTATGAGAAGGATGATATAAATCATTCGGAGTAATTTTATTCTCAGCTTCATAAATTAACTTAGGGTTCTGTATAATACAAGCTAAAAAAGCCCGCTCTATCCCAATATTATATAGAACCGTTTCGTCAATAGGTTGATTAATCCCACTCGGTGGTATGCTTGCTTGCATTCCTCAACTCTTCCCTTCTTGTTTCAAGTGTTTTCTTCAAAGAATTATCCATCTGTGTTATAGCATCAGCTATCCCTTGGCATTTCTCCATATACAACATATAAATATCTAATTCTTTTTCAATTTTTTTCAAAGTGGGATATTTATTTATCGCATAAGCTTCTCTCTCTCCAACTGTTTTCCCAGGGGCATAAGATGCAGCAAGTTTTAAGGCTCTTTTCAAATCCCTCTGAGCATTTTTACACATGATTCTCCATTGATTTTCTTTAGCTTTAACAAAAGTAACATGGGCAGCAATAGCCATCTCATATTCATGCAATTCATGCAAAGGACAATCAAATAAATAATGCGGTTCCCATCTCATATAATGAATAGCTCTTTCAATAACACTATTTCTATTATAACTATCCGGAGATTCTAAAGCCTTAATTCCAAGACTTTGATCAACAAGTTCTATATATCGTTTAGCTTTTTCACGATAAGGTTGATCTTTAATAAAACTGTCTAATAAAGCTATAGCCTCATTATCACGCAATTCCTGTAATTCTTCTTCAGATAAAGAAGATTCTTTTTCGTGTTCTATTTCCAAGTTTTCAAAATTTTCTATATCAGGTTGTTTTACTTCCTCAGACATCTGTCGATTTCCTTTCGTATTAATTTCTGAGTTATTTTAGTCTTATAGTCTAAAATAATCAAGGCTACATTGTTTTCTTCGCACCACTTTATTTTAAGATTATCATTGTATTTATAGCGAGAAAAACCTTCGGCATCATTATGAAAATGTTCAATAAATTTAAAATGTTGAATGCCATGACATTCAAAGGCAAGACCCAAATCAGGAATAAAAATATCTATAAATAAAGTGTGGGTCTTGCCATAATCATCTTTAACCTTTATCGGATACTCCTGTATCAGATTGTTCAGGGGGAACATTTCCCTGAGAATCCGGAATGTTTCCTGATGAATTTTTGACGCTTCCTTTTTCGGAAGATAACTGTTGT